ATGTAACTGAGCAGGAGTATACGCACGAATACGATCAATTTTTCCTACCATGCTTAAAATTTGCATATTAAATTTCATAAAAACTGGATCCATAGGATCAAAACCAAATTTATATCGACAAAAGCACGAAATTACTTTCGTTACCATTGACAAAGAATTCGCAGTTGTTCGTGAAATGTTGTTAACATAGGTCCAGTGGGCATTAGCATTTTTAATTTCATTCATATCCATTCCAGTGGATTTTAAAAAACCCGTAAGTGTTCCAAGCACATTAAGAAATTCCATGGATTCTGTTTCAATCCTTTCAGGAATAACAAAATCATCTGTAGTTTCGAATCTTTGATAATGATTAATCAAATGCTGATACTCTTCTGGAGTTAAAATAACATTTTGATCATTAACTCTTGCACGAAACATAGTAGGTCCATGAAATATACCTGCATATTCTTCAATTTTTCCTCCAAAAACAAGATCTTTCAAATACTCATATCTGGTAGCAATTAAATAAGATGCATGTTCACACGCAGCAGTGTAATTTTTTTGTGATATATGATAAACAGTATGTAAAACAGCTTTGACTTCAATAATTAAATTTTTAGTTTCAGCTGTTGAATGCACTGATTTGGGTTCAATTGCGCGTTTCCAAGTATTAATTCTCTCTCTAGCTTGACCAAATCTTCTCTGCCACATGATTGCTATCATGCAATAATTATATACATCACAGCACAAAGCATGTGGATAAGTAATACAACAATAATAAATAATTTGACCAATTTCTCTATAATCACGCAAAGCTACGTCTATACCAAACATCACCCAATCACAAATAAATAAATGGATGAAACCAAATATCATTGAAATGATAGCATCTTTTAAACAACTATATAAGTATTTTGACCATGTTCTTGGTTCACTTGGATTTGATTCTAAAATAATAGAACCTTTTAATGTTGGACACAAATGTTTTAAATCTTTCCGACGGTGATATGGTACTTTATGAGTGAATCGAA